ACTACAAGCATTGAGTAGTGGTCTTAGCGGATACGCTACAGGTCTTGATATAGGAAGCAGACTACCTGAGAAACCTAAAACACAAAAGCGTAATGGCTAGAGAACGAGTACAAGTACAAGGATTAGGCGGGCAAGTACCCGGTATATCACCTACCATTCAACGGGCTGGTCAGTACGGGATACAAGTTCAACGAGCTGGACGTAACAAGTTGATGGACCTAGCTGATGCGTTGGGTGAAGTTAATCCGTTGTTACAGCAGTACACACGAGTAGCCGATATAGAAGCAGAACAGTTTGAAGAAGAGTTAGCAGGTAAGAGTCCTGAAGAAGTTCAGGCTATGCTGAAACAGACGGAAGCAGAGCTAGACAAACAAGTACGTCGTGGTGGTATGGGATGGTTGACATCTCCGTTAAATCAAAAGCGTAAGCTGAAAGCGATAGGTCGAGCCTCTAGTCGTTTGTTAATGGAAGAGGTATACAACCGTTTGGATAGCCCACAAGCTGGTGATGAAGATTTAAGTACACGTGAAATAATTGCACAAGTACAACAGAAATTTGTAGGAGATAATGAAGCGTTAACTAATTCAGTATTTGCACAGGAAGGACTACAACAAGCAGTTAATCCACAGATACTACCACTGGTTAGGCAATATGACGCACAGAAGAATAGAATAGCTAAAGGTGATACAGCGTTTGGTACTACTAGTGTATTCTATGAGTTAGCTAAAGACGGCAGTAATTTAGGAGACTACGACGAGGTTACTTCTGATGCATTACAGGACGCTTGGGAAAATCTTAGTGCATTTAGTGCAGCAGAACAGCGTGATCTTTTAGGTAAAGTATTTGATAATTTAGCACGTAATGGTATGGAAGAAAAAGCCGACAGTTTATTGGTGTGGGCTAAACAGAACCTAAAGATTGGTGCTGCTAAAATGACAGAACTAGAAGAGGATGCCTATCGTAGTCGTATAGATTCGTTAGCTGAAGCTGCTGAAAAATTAGAAGAGACGGAACGTGAAGATAGAGTAAAAGATCAAGCTGCTAAATTTAGAGTTGCTTACAACGACATCCAACGCACTGGAACAGGCACTTATAACGGACAAGAGTTTACTGATTTAGTATCTTTACAACAAGCCGCTGAACAAGCTCCTGAGTTTGATGACGATGTTGTGGGTAAAGCTGATTTGCAAGCAAATATAGATACTATTGTAAGGACTGATATTGATCCTGTGAATATGTTTGTGAATGAGATATACAGCAATCCGTTTGCACGAGGAGCTATCACAGGAGGTATGCAAGAAATAGATAGAACATTTAATGCCACCCTAGATGCTAGTACATTTCCTACTGAGGAAGCTCTATCTGACCCCGAAATATTAAGGATTAAATCAGAATACGACGCACAATTTAATGAATCCTTAAACCAAGAACTTAGAAGAATAGCACAGTTACCTCAAGGTCGTGATCCTAGAGCAGCATCTGAATTAGTTAATGATTTTATTATAAAAGAAAAAGAAAGAATCTCTCGTGAAATGGAACGTAAGATTCAGATAAGATTAAATAAGATGGTTGAGAGAGATGAGCTGACTAAATCTAAAGTTACAGAAAATAATACAGCTCCTGAGAAAAGTTATTTTGACGACGCATCTGATAGATTAGCAAAAACTATACAAGCCAACAATGTATTATTAAATGTAGATGCTGATAAAGGAGAACGAAAGAAAGCACTTAAATATTTTAGGAACGTTAATCTAAATGAATTAGCTGGTATAGCTAGTGGTTCTGCTGTAAAAGGACCGACTGTAAGATTATACGGTAGAGGTGGTACTTCAGCAATATACACGCCTAGTTATACCCCTGAAGAACGTGATGAAGCACTACAGAATTATATGCAAGGTGCTGCTCTGAGTAGGGAGTTTACAAAAGAAGAAGTACTTAGAAATGGAGTTACTTCACACGGTGTCAGATTTGATATTAAACAACTTGATCCAGCTCGTGTTCGTTTTTTGACTTCTGAAGAAGTAGAAGAAATAAAAGAGATTACTGATTTAAAAAGTACTAATAAAACATTTTTGAAAGCTAAGAAACTAGCAGAACAAATAGGAGCAGATGATGTGTTTGATTTAATAGCCAAACAAGAACGTCTGCATAAAGCTTTAAAGGATTTATAATACTATGGCACTACCTGAAGATGTAAACAACGAGGAAGAAGAAGACGACTTTTTTGATATAGCTGGTGATGTATTAGCTGCTCCGTTTCGTGGTATAGAAGGTGCGTTTCAAGGAGCGTACAACCTAGCAGACTATTTGGCATTTGATGTTCTGCCTGACTACGACACTAGATTCCTTGGTACTTCTAAGACTATGGCTGGTGGAGCTGTAGAAGGTATATCACAGTTTGCTACAGGATTTATTCCGTTGTTTGGTCTTGCAGGAAAAGCAGGAAGACTCGCTAAAGCAGGTACTGCTACTAAAGCTGTTGTTGCTGGTGCTGCTACTGACTTCACTTTCTTTAACGGACAAGAAGCTAGACTGTCTAATCTTATCCAACAAGTACCTGAGTTACAGAATCCAGTAACAGAGTTCTTAGCTTACGACGGTGACGAGAGTGAACTAGAAGGACGCATGAAGAATGTGTTGGAAGGTCTAGGTCTTGAAGCAGTAGCTGGTACTTTTATTGCAGGATTGAAAGCTATAAAGAGAGGAAGGAAAGTAAAAGAAGAAGGAGGTACTGCGGAACAACAGGCACAGGTAGTTAATGATACTCTTGAAGGTGGTGCTGCTTTAGCTTTTGCTCCTAAACCCACTGAACCTAGAAAGTCTCCATTTACTGATATACGTACCAAACTCATTATCGATGACAAAGTTTCAGCTATAAAGTCCCTAGATGAAGATTTAGGACAAATAAACCCTGCTCTTAAAGAAGATTTTTACGACAAGACGATTGTAGAGAAAGTAGCTAGTCGGATGCAGACTGATAATCCGATGACCGTTAGAGAAGCTCTAGAAGATTTAAATGGTAGGACAAACGGTAATTTAGGTCAGTACACTCCTATCGTAAAGAAACTATTAGCACTTGGTAAAGATACAGGAATAGATGCTAAGTTAGAAGATAGAGCATTTGCTAGTAATGTTCCATCAGAATTGCCTGAAGGTTCATTTTATGAAAGCGGTAAAAGACGTGTAGTATTTGACGGACGTTCTGCTGTTTTAAGAAAAAATCCTGTGTATGTTTTATTACACGAAGGTACTCACGCTGTAACCGTTGATAACGTAAACAAATTCTTTGATGCTAACTCCTTTAATAAAATAACGAGTACGGATATAGCAGCTCGTGCAAAAGCTATAGATGCTGTACTTAAAAAGGACTTACCTAAACCTATAGCAGAAATGTTCCGTATGTTTAAGAAAGCGGACAGTATGCGTGATGATATAGTAGCATCTGGTGCTGATGAAAGTTTGTACTGGATAAAGAATCCTGCTGAGTTTATGTCAATGGCTTTTTCTGATCCAAGACTACAAGAGGCTTTAAAAGGCATCCAGTACACGCCTAAAATGACAATGTGGGAGAAGATTGTTAACACCGTAAAAAGTTTCTTTGGCAGAGGTGTAAGCACTGATTTAGCTGATAACATCGTTAGTCGTGTAGGCGAGATTGCAGAGATGAAGCTGCCTGACACTAAACGTATAGGCGTGGATATGCTGCCTGAAGAAGAAATATCTGATTTAGATAAATGGTATTACTCAGATTTAGGTAAGCAAAGCGACAAGCTTTTAATAGACCAAGAACGACGTATTTTCACTATGGACTTTACTCCTATCGTAAGAGGTAAACCCATGTTATATGGTGAATTAAGAAAGCGAATAGAGAACGCTATAAAAGAAGAAGCTTACGAAGAGGCAGGAGAGTTGCAGTTTTATTTAAATAAAGCTAATAAAAAAATAGATAAACACCTACAGAAAGTAGCCAAAGATGAAGGAATTGATCTAAGTACTATAGATTTCGCACCTGAGTTACCTAAACTTGACCCTAAAAAACCCAATGAGTTCCTTGAAGCTGTGCCTGAGAAGTTTCGTGGATATGCTGACGAATTACTAAAAGGAGGAACACCTAGACTACCACGGTTTGGATTGGAGACTGGGGATGATGTTATAGTATTAAAAGATTTATTAGAACAGTACTACAAGGAGAACCCCGATAAAGTAACAGTCACTGGAGCAATTACAGACCTAGATGAAGAAATAGAAAAAACATTAATGCTACAAGAAGGCAAAGAGGCTGCTGAGAAAGTTTCAGAAGCCCGTGTTGTGCAACAAAGTTTAAGAGATCAAGGTGTAGCTGTTATTAGAAATTTAACTGAAGAAATAAAAGAATACGAACTAGCAGGGGGTGGTGATGTAGCTACTGCTCGTATAAAAAATAGTTTTCAACAACTACTTAGTATAGCTGACACTTATAGAAAATTAGGTAGAGAAGGAGGTCTGTTATTAGGAGCTAGAAGAGAAAGTTACAGATCAAATCGAATAGGTATTAATGAGGTAGACTTTGAAATAGAAGGATTAAGAAAACAATTTGTTAACGATTCAGGCATAAGTCCTGAAAAGATGGTTAAAATTATTCAAGAGAATATCGACCCAACTGACCCCGAAGCCTCTTTTGCTCGTCTATTTAAAGTATCAAGGCAAGCTCAAGGAAAGCACTGGTTAGATATGCCTACTGAATATTGGATGAATGCTATTCTTAGTGGTCCTAAAACTCAAATGGTAAATGCAATGGGTAACGGTCTTACGCAGATGCTAACAACATTTGAAGCTGTTATGGGTGGCGTGGCTAGTGGTAATTTAGATGTAGTAAAAGCTGTAATGGCTAGTTGGTTTGACGGTAAAATGTTCAGTGAAGCGTATCAATTTGCCAAACGTGCGTTAAAAGAAGGTGATAACATATTAGACCCGCAAGCTCGTGCTTTTAACGATAGACCTAATACAGCAATCAGTGGACAACGTATTTCGGAAGCGTTACCGGGACAAGGTTTAAGTCTGAAACAGGAAAAAGGTTTGGATTGGTTTGCTAACAATATAGTTAGAGCACCTAGTAGATTGTTAATGACCACCGACGAATTTTTCAAGCAATTAGCGTACAGACGTGCCGCTCGTTTAAAGGCTGCGATGTCAGGAATACAGCAAGGTATAACAGACGGAAAAGATTTAGCGAGGTATATAAACAATACTTTAGAAGGTGTAATAACCGAAGGAGGTCGTATGGCTTCTAAGGAGGGTTTAGCTAGAGAGGCGTATGATATTTTTAAAGGGCAAACAGCTAATAAAAAACTAATAGACGAACTAGACGAACTTGAAGCACAAAAAAGAAAAGAAACTTTAAATGAGTCTAAGCAAAAAAGATTAAGAGTACTAAAACAACAAATTGGACGTAAAAGAAACAAGTTTGTACGTGATTACGTTGAGAAAAACTTTGACGATAGTAAGTCAGCCCTAATGCAATATGCTCAAGACGAAGCTAGATATGTAACATTTACAACAGAAAGGGAAAGCGGTTTAGGTAAAGGACTTGAAGAACTTGTAAATAAAAACAAGAACCTTGGGCTTAGATTTATTTTACCATTTGTAAGGACTCCTACTAATATTTTAAGTTTTGCTTTAGAGAGACTACCTTTTACTTATCTTAATCCGTTGACAATGGATCAGTCTAAAAGATTGTTGGACGAAATAAAAGACCCTGACCCCATTGTAAGAGCACAAGCTAGAGGTAAAGTATCAACAGCAGCGATTGTTACTTACGCTATTTACGATGTACTGAACAGCAACGACAGTGTTATAACTGGTGGTGGTCCTAAGAATGAGAAAGAGAAAGCAGCATTGCAAGCGACTGGTTGGAAACCGTATAGTATAAAAATAGGAGATACATACGTAAGTTATCAAAGGTTAGACCCTATAGCCACGCCTCTTGGTATAATTGCTGATTTAGCACAAGTAGGAAAAGACATATCTGCTACTGAAAGTAAGGACGATATGAAACTCGTACAACATGCTTTTGATGCTTTTATCATAGCTATGACAAGAAATGTGACGAACAAATCTTACCTAGCTGGTATTCAAAACTTCACAGATGCATTAAGTGATCCTGAAAGATATGCACAACGCTTCGGTAATAACTTTGTTTCTTCGTTTGTTCCTAATCTTTTATCTCAGTTAGCTGACCATGATGAGCAAGTAATGAAAGAAACAAGAGGAGTGACTGATGCTATACTAAGGAAAATAGGAGCACGAGGAAGTTTAGATGCTAAAAGAAATATACTAGGAGAAGAGATAATAGCTGAAACTTTGTTAGCTTCTCCTTTACAAGTGTTGAATCCTTTAGCTATATCAACGGATAAAGATGATGTAGTACTGAAAGAAATGGCTAATTTAAAACACGGCTTTAGACTGCCTTCTCCTAATTTGGGAGGTAACATTGACTTACTAGACTACGAAAACGATAAAGGTCAAACAGCTTACGACAGACAATTAGAGTTATTGAAAACTGTAAAAGTTGGAGGAAGCACTTTAAGGGCAACCCTGAAAAGATTAATTAGTAGCAGAGAATACCAACAAATGCCAATAGAATCAGAACCGGGTTTACCAAGTCTTCGTATTGCGAAAATAACAAGCGTATTGCGAAAATTCAGAAAAGAAGCCGAACGTTTAATGTTAAGAGAGTTTCCTGAATTATCCCAACAATATGCAAACCTAATGAAAGCACGTGCAGGACTAAAAGGAGGTATGCAACGTGAAGATGTGCTTGAACTCCTCGCTCAATAAGTAATAATATAATATCATGGCTAATACCTACGTAGACTACACGGGCGACGGCTCGGAGACAGATTTTAACTTTTCCTTTCCATACATTAATACCGAACACGTAGCGGTAGAAGTCAACGAGGGACCAGCAGGTGGTACAAACAGATGGGTACGCAAGACACTGACCACTGATTACACTGTTGAAACAACTCCTAATAACTTTGTAAGATTTGTAACTGCTCCTACTAACTTAGCTAAAGTGAGAGTGTTACGGGATAGTAATGCTACTGTAGCTATTGTTGACTTTGAAAATGGTTCAGTACTAACTGAGACAGAACTGGACAACGGATACAATCACAACCGTTATCTTGCTGAAGAAGCAGAGGAAGGTGCTACTGGTGGTGCGTTAACTAAAAGAGACACTGACCACTACAACGCTGACGGATTGAAACTTGAGAACTTAGCTGATCCTGACTCCGACGACGATGCCGTTAACAAAGGATACGCTGACACTCGTTACGTTGATGTAGCTGGGGACACGATGACGGGTGATCTCAATATGGGTACTAATGATATTGTAAGTACCACAAGCGTTCAGGGACTTGCCACTCCATCTTCTGATAACCACGCAGCCAACAAGAAGTACGTAGACGACCAAGATGCTCTGCAAGTTACCAAGACAGGTGACACGATGAGCGGGGCTTTGACTCTTCCTAACTCTGATCCTACTGACGCAAACCACGCTACAAGAAAGAGTTACGTAGACGAAACCATTACCACATCTTTAGCTACAGGATCACCTCCTCCGGGTGTACAGCTGGGAACAGCCCAGATAGAGGATGATGCTATCACTGCTGATAAGTTGGATAACACTACGGTTACTCCGGGTTCTTACACCAATACTGATTTAACTGTTGATGAGAACGGACGGATTACAGCAGCTTCCAACGGTTCTGCTGGTGCAGGTGCTACGAATTTAAGTAACACTCCTGCTGCTTCATCTGTAGATATTGAATCGTCCACTGGTACTAATACTACCGTTGCAGGTGCTACTACTAGTTTAGCTGGTGTAATGACAAGTACTGACAAGACAAAGCTTGACGGTATTGCTACAAGTGCTAACAACTATACACACCCTAATCACACTGGTGATGTTACTTCCACAGGAGACGGTGCTACGGTTATCGCTACAGGAGCTGTTACTCACGATAAGATCAGTACGACTGATGCAGTGTTTAAAATAAACTCTTCCGATCAAGTTCGTATTGGTGGTAATTTAGGAGACTCTACACTGGAAAGCATTTCACAAGTAGGTATTACTTCAACCACTAAATCTGTTTTAACCATAGAGAGCACAGATACAGATGCTACCGATGATGATGCTGTTGTTGTTATCCAAGCTCCCGGATCAAGCACTTTAGGATTATACGACACCAATGAATCTTTGGCTAACGGTCAGGGTTATTTTAATATAAATTCAATCGGTGGTAATTTTACCATAGGCAGTGTTGCTAGTGGTGGTAGTGCTTCTCCTTTGGATATGATTATTTTTGAAAGGAAGACACTATCTGCTGTTGATTACATAGTTCCTAATTTACCTGAACTTGCTACCTTTGCTGATAACAGTGCTGCGACAAGCGGAGGCTTAGCTACAAACGATGTCTATAAAACCTCCACAGGAGAACTGAGAATAGTGGTGTAAAGTAATGACTG